CGGTCTTGACGTTGATCAGGTGCAGGTATGACTCAGACTAAATACGTCGTTGGTGCTGGTGGTGGCGGCGGCAAAGGCGGTGGCAGCAGCAGAAGCACGCCAACCGAGGCGGACGATACGCTCCAATCAACACAGTTTGCCAACGTCCTTGACCTGATCAGCGAAGGCGAGATTGGTGGTCTTGATGATGGCAACAAGAGCATCTTTTTAGATGACACGCCTGTTCAGGCAGCTGACGGCTCCAGTAACTTTGAAGGCTTCACTATTGTTACGCGGGTTGGAACGCAAACCCAAACCCACCTTGCAGGACCGTTTAACGCAACGGAGCGAGAAACAGCAGTTGGCGTTGAGGCTACAAACGGCAGTTCTGTAACTCGTCGCATTACAGACACAACAGTTGATCGTTTGCGTGTCACGCTGACGATCCCATCACTGCAGGTATTGGAAGACGATGGAGACATTGTTGGTCACAGCGTCCGGATTAAGATTCAGATCCAGTACGACGGTGGCGGATACAACGACGTTATTGATGACACGATCAGCGGCAAAAGCAGCAACCGTTATCAACGCGATTATCTCGTCAACCTGACTGGCAGTTTTCCTGTTGACGTGCGGATGGTGCGTGTCAGTGCCGATGAAACAAGCACGAAACGAGCTAGCACCACAATTTTTCAAAGCTTCACTGAGATTATTGACGATAAGTTTCGTTATCCCAACTCAGCACTAGTTGGCCTGCGGTTTGACTCGCGTCAGTTCAACAGCATTCCAACTCGTAAGTATTTAATTCGTGGAATCAAGGTCAAGATTCCAAGCAACGCGACGGTAGACACCACAACACATCTGGGACGGCTTACATACTCCGGCATTTGGGACGGAACCTTTCAGGCTGCAACATGGACGAATGATCCGGCCTGGTGCCTATATGACCTCTTGATTTCTGAGAGATACGGGGCAGGTGTGCCCGAATCAACGCTCGATAAATACGACTTTTTTGCAATCAGTCAGTACTGCAACGAGCTTGTTGATGATGGAGCGGGCGATGTAGAGCCGCGTTTCAGCCTCAACATGCTGATCAACAGCAGGGATGAGGTTTACAACGTCATCCAGCAGATGACGGCCATCTTCCGTGGCATCAGTTATTACGGTGCTGGAACGTTGCAGCTGCTGCAGGACAAGCCGTCTGATCCGCAATATCTACTCAGCCCTAGCAATGTTGTTGACGGCCTTTTCCAGTACCAAGGCACGTCCCAGAAAGCACGGCATACAGTTGCTGTTGTGGCTTGGCAGTCATACGACACCCGTGGCGATGTCGAATACGAATACGTTGAAGACCATGATGCGGTCGCCAAGTACGGCATCATCAAAAAGGACATCAAGGCCATTGGTTGTTACAGCCAAGGCCAAGCGCATCGCATCGGCAAGTGGACGCTGTTGTCCGAACAGAATCTGACTGAAACCATTCAGTTCAGCGTTGCGATTGATAGTGGCATCATCCTGCGACCTGGCATGGTCGTTGATATTGCTGACCCTGTTCGTGCTGGAAGGCGTCTTTCTGGTCGCGTCAAGACTGCAACCACAACAAAGATCGTCACAGACCATGCTGATGGCCTAGTCACCGCTCTGGCTGCTGCAAACAATCCAAAACTGTCAGTCATCCTGCCGACCGGATTGGTTGAGCAAAAAGATGTGCCGGTTGGCGGCATCACGTTGGTGGGTGGTACGGAGACTGACTCCATCGGAAGGATTGATCTTGAAAACGATGTAGACGCCTTGTTGCTTGAAGATGGCGACAGGTTTTTGCAGCAAGGCACCACGATTGCTGACGGTGCAGAGATTGACGTTTCCAGTGCATTTAGCGAAGCACCTGCTGTTGGATCGGTGTTCCTGTTTCAGAACGACGAGATCCAGTCCCAACAGTTCCGTGTTGTATCTGTTGCTGAATCAGGAGAAGGAATTTATGGCGTCAGTGCTGTTGCCTATAACAGCACGATTTATGACGCGGTTGAATCTGATAATGAGCTGACCAATCGCGACATCAGCAACCTGTCGTTGATCCCCAACGCAGTTGACAGCATCAGCCTTGACGAGTTCTTGTACGAAGAAGGCAGCAGCGTGCATGTTGGCGCGTCGGTCAGCTGGAACCATGATCGTGTCAACGTCAGTGAGTTCCGGGTTCAATACCGAGTTGATAATGACAACTGGCAAGCCGTAGAGACGTCTTCACCTTCAGTGACGCTGCGAACATTGCGTGCAGGTCGTTTGTATGTCCAAATTCAGGCCAAAAACTCTTTAGGCAAAGGCAGCCAAATTACAGCCTCAAATTTCCAGCTAGATGGCAAAACTGCAGCGCCTGCTGATGTGGCTAACTTCAGCATGATTCCGGTCAACGGACAGGCACGCTTGACCTGGACGCAAGCTACTGACCTGGATGTCCGTGTTGGCGGTTATGTTCGGTTGCGTCATTCGCCTGACTTGAGCGGCGTAACTTGGCCGACTTCAACAAGCATTTCTGAGCAGATCTCAGGCTCTGCAACTGAAGCGTACGCCGACCTTAAGCCTGGAACGTATAGCGCCAAGTTTGTTGATTCTGGTGGCCGCGAAAGCCTGAATGCTGCGCTGATTGAATTCACAAAACCCGATCTTGAAAGCGTTGAAATCGTTGGCGCGTTGGGTTCCACAGAGGATACGTCATTTACCGGCACCAAGACCAATTTGACTGTTGACACAGTAAATAACGAGCTAGAGCTAGCAGCGACAGGCAGCGAGTTGGCCGCTGCTGGAGATTTTGACCTTGAGGACGGCAATGCGTTGCTACTTGAGGATGACGATACCTATTTGCTGCAGGGAGATAACGCGCTGCACCAGTCTGGAACGTATGTCTTCAATGGTGGCAACACGTTTACTTTGAGCGATGTCTTTAGCCTCAGGCTGGACAGCACGTTGCGGGCTCGTAGTTTCTTCCCGTATGGGGAACGCATCGACGATGAGCCTGATTTTAACGCGATTACTAACTTTATCGGCACCGCACCAAACACCTGTGATGTTGAGCTGTATATCCGCACTACGCAGGACGCCCCTCCTGGCGGTGGCTATCAAGATTCAAACTTCACAAGCTGGCGTCGATTCAACAATGCACAGTTCAAGGCCCGTGGTTATCAGGTAAAGGCAGAGTTCAGTACTGGCGGTCCGCAAGAACAGATTGCTGTTGATCAGCTTCGTGTTGAAGCTGCAATGCCGAGGCGGTCAGTGACTGGAACGGTGACGACTAGCACCAGCGCAGACGTGTCAGTGACTTACGGCACTGGCAACAAGTTTTATGTGACGCCTTCTGTCGGCATCGTCTTTACGACCAACGCAACAGGCGATTACTACGTCATCAGCAACTCGTCGGCTACCGGATTTGATGTGTCGGTCTATGATTTGAATAACAACCGGCTTGCCAAAGCGGTGAACTGGACTGCCACTGGCTACGGGATCGGCTGATGCCTTTTGTAAACGAGTCTAAAACCGATCCGATCGAGAACGACACTGGAGCGAACGTTCGGGTCGACATCAACGCCAATATGGCTGCGCTTTACAGCCTAAACGCGGGTTCAACTGAACCTAGTGAAGCCAGTTCTATTAAGCGGATGCTTTGGGCAGATGAAGGGAATGATGAGTTAAAGATAAGAGATGGCAACAATCAGTCGTTTATCACCATTGGTTCCTTAAGTGAGACCAATCTTGGACTAGCAAAAAAAGCCAGCCCTGCTTTTACTGGCAACGTCACTGTACCTGCTGGAACGGTTAGCAGTTTGCCGGTTAGCTTCACCGGAGACACCAACACCGGATTCTTCAAAAACAGTGCTGACGATTTCAGCGTTGTTACTGGTGGAACGCGCCGTGCTCACTTTGATACCAACGGCATCACAATCCGTGATCGCAAAGCACTAAGGCTGCGGGATACGAGCAACAGCAACTTTGTTGCGATCCAAGCTCCGTCCAATGTTGCCAGCGATGTCACGCTGACCTTGCCCAGTAATGACGGCAACGCAAATGACGTGTTGCAGTCAGATGGCAGCGGCAATCTAAGTTTTACGGCCTTGCCGCAGGCTGTGCCGAGTGGAACGGTTCACCTGTTTGCGACGACCACTGCACCAACGGGTTACTTGGAGTGCGACGGCTCAGCAGTCAGCAGGACAACTTACGCCGACCTGTTCGCGATCATTGGTACGACCTGGGGCGCAGGCAACGGAAGCAGCACGTTCAACCTTCCAGATCTGCGTGGCGAGTTTGTTCGTGGCTGGGACAACGGCAAAGGCACTGACTCAAGCCGTAGCTTTGCAAGCTCGCAAACAGACTCCAATAAGGAGCACAACCACACTGCAACGTCTACTACATCAATTAGTCCTTCTGACCACAACCACGTCTTTCCTGGTGATGACCAGTTAGGGGGTCAGGCTAATGGTCAAGGTGGATGGACTAATCGTTCGACCGGAACGTTTAGCTATGACGCTCGTAGCTCAACAAGCGGTAATGGCGTTATCTATCGCACCAGTGATGCGACTCTTACAGCCAGCACTTCCACGTCTATTGCCAATGATGGTGGCAGTGAGGCCAGACCGCGTAACATAGCAATGATGTACGTCATCAAAACGTAAGCCATGGCCGACCGCAAAATTACTGACCTGACCGCACTTGCTGCAGGCAATCAGGCCACGGGCGACCTGGTGACGATTGTGGATGTCAGCGAGGCTGCGGCGGCGGATAAGAACAAGAAGATGACGATGGAAAACCTGTTTAAGGGTATTCCCGGGGATGTGGGGATTGGAACGTCGTCGCCTGATCAAAAATTACACATTGTTGGTAATTACAAAGGAGTAAATTCAAGTGGGCAAGGTGTTCAAATTGTCAATACTACTACGCCTTACATTCAATCACTTGGAACATCAACCGTCAACGATTTGATGGTGTCTTCTAAGACTTTCAGGGTTGAAACAGGTACTTCTTATTCAACTAACGAGCGCCTACGCATCGACAGCGATGGGCGGTTGTTGGTTGGCACGACTAGCAGTTCTGCTAATGTCCGACTTGCTTTGCAGGGCAATTCTGGCAGCAGCACAGGCACTGGCGTTCTGCTTCTTCAGCGAGCTTTAGACCATGGAACCATCGGCAGCACTTCTATAGTTGGTCGAATAGGTTTTACAGATAACGCAGGCAACGAATTTGCCCGAGTATCTGGGGCTAAAGATGGAACAAGTGGCACAGATGATTATCCTGGCTCATTGAGGTTTGCCACCACAGCAGACGGTGCAAGCAGCCCAGCCGAGCGGATGCGAATTGACAGCTCGGGTAACACGGGAATTGGGACAACATCCCCGAATTTTCTTTTAGACGTAAATGGCAACGTTGGTATAAGCGAAGGACAGGTTCTTGCTTGGCATGACGGAAGCGGCAACAAGGCTGGCGATATTTACATGGATTCGTCCGATAACATCGTTTTTAGAAATACAAGTTCCGTTAATGAGCGGATGCGTATTGACAGCTCTGGGCGGCTGTTGGTAGGTCACTCAAGCTCACTTGATAACGCAGGTGTTCAATCCAACCTTCAAGTTATTGGAACAAACGCTGCAACAGCATCCTTAGGGCTCCGCAGAGACTCAGGTGATGCAAGTGGTCCTTTGATTATCTTTGGCAAATCCCGAGCTAGCTCAAAAGGTGGAAACATTGTCGTTCAAGACGACGACACCTTAGGGCTGCTTTTGTTCTGCGGTGCTGATAACACAGACGTCAATTCACAAGGCGCAGAAATCAAAGTACAGGTTGATGGAACGCCAGGCGGAAATGATCTTCCCACGCGGATTAGTTTTGGGACCACGTCGGATGGTGCGAGCAGCCCAACGGAAAGACTCAGAATTAGTCAAAATGGAAACGTAAGCATCAATACCACGTCAAGCAGCAACAAACTGCGTGTCCACGAAGGGTCTGACACTCCAAACGTTGTTGTGGTGACTGGTGCCGATGAGAGCACTGAATTCTTAGCCCTCGGTGTTAATAGCGGTGTCCCTTGCGTTACTGCTGGTGGAGTTGGCGGTAATAGTGCTGCTCTTGCATTTAGGACTGCAAATTCGGGAACTGAAAGCGAAGCGGGACGCTTCGACGGCACGGGGCGGTTTTTGGTGGGGAACACCAGCAATGTTGGCACTACAAACGGATTCAATCCAAGTGTACAAGTAGCAGGCACAGCAGCGGCTGCTGCAATCAGTGTTGGACGCTATGTGAACAGCGCAAGCTCTGGGCAAGTTGTTATTCAAAAAAGCCGCAATGGATCAGTTGGTTCGCACACTATTGTTCAAAACGGTGATGACATTGGTCAAATTTCATTTGAAGGTAGTAACGGCTCTGCTTTCAAACAGTGTGCGATTTTTAGTGCTCATGTAGACGGCACTCCTGGCAGCGGAGATGACATGCCAGGAAGGCTTGTTTTCAGCACCACAGCGGACGGTTCAAGCACCCCGACCGAGCGGATGCGGATTAATAACAAAGGATCGGTTTTTATTCAAAGTACCTCTATAAACTCACAAGCCGATGGCTGCTTTTTTAACAGCGAAACAGACAATGCGTTTCATCAAGTTTTAGTTCACAGCACTTCTACTTCTACCACCGCTAATTTGTATATCAATCGTCAAGGGTCAGACGGACGACTGATTGAGTTTAGACAAGCAGATAACACAGAGGGATCAATTTCTGTTTCTGGCTCCACTGTTTCTTACAACGGTGGTCACCTAAGCCGTTGGTCACAGCCAGCGTCAGGTGCAGAATTTACTGATGTTCTTCGGGGTTCTGTTCTTAGTAACACTGATGAAATGTGTGAGTGGGCTCATGCTGCTCAAGACGAAGTGCTCTATACCGCAGAAGATGAGCTGCCTGAAGGTGTCAGTGTTGGCGATGTAAAAACGCCAGCTAAAGCAGCGTTTACAGAAGATAATGAGCAGCTCAATCGTATGAAGATCAGCGATGTAGAGGGTGATCCAAATGTTGCTGGCGTTTTTCAAGAGTGGGACGAAGATGAGGCATTTCAAGATGACTTCTCCTGCGCGATGACGGGTGACTTTGTTATCCGCATTGCACAGGGCACAACCGTTGCACGCGGTGATCTGTTGATGTCTGCTGGTGATGGAACGGCAAAACCGCAGGATGATGACATCGTGCGCTCCAAGACCATCGCCAAGGTGACTAGCACCACGGTTTCTACTACTTACGCGGATGGCAGTTATTGCGTACCTTGTGTGCTGATGGCTTGCTAATCAGCAGTTAAACTTCACCTGCAAGGACTTTCCCAATGTCTACACCCACCACAACGTTCACTTGGGCCGTTGGCACCATGGATCGTCAGCTGAGCAACGGTGCTGTACAAACCGTGCATTACACCGTTACCGCTAACGACGGCACCTATGAAGCTGGTGCGTATGGCAGCGTCGGCCTTGACCAGCCTGAAGATGATGCAGATCTGACTGCATACTCAGAGCTGACTGAATCTTGGGCAGTGTCTGCTGTGCAGGCCAAGCTTGGTGGTGCAGACAAGGTTGCTGAAATCGAAGCTGCGCTCCAAGCACAAATCGACAAGCAGCGCACTCCTGTGACCGGCTCTGGAGTTCCTTGGTGATCGAGTTAAGCTGTTGTTGATTGCTTAGGTCAGATGGCTAACGTCAAAATTACAGACCTGGACGCCATTACGTCAGTTGCTGATACTGACGTAGTTCCGGTTGTTGACGTTAGCGCTGACACAACCAAGAAAATTACAGCAGCCAATCTGTTTGATCGGCCATCCGGTAGTGACTACAAGATCAACGGCGCGACTGTCATCAACAGCACTGGCTTGGGCTCAGCCGTAGTCAGTTCAAGTTTGACGTCGGTTGGAACGATCACGTCGGGCACTTGGAACGGAACTGCAATCGCATCCGGCAGTATTGCCGACAACGCAATCACAAATGCCAAGATCCTGAATGATGCTGTAGACGCAGACAAGCTGGCGGATACGGCTGTAACGGCAGGAAGTTATACAAACACAAACTTGACCGTAGACGCGCAAGGCAGAATTACCGCTGCGTCAAACGGTTCTGCATCGGCAAGCTTAAATGATCTTTCTGACGCAAAAGTAACCGAAGGAGGTACTGACGACGAGGGAATTTATATTGGGACGAATAGTGGTGCTGCCAGGACAAGTGCGGATAACAATATAGGGCTGGGTCGTAAAGCTTTGGAGGCTGCAACAACTGGCAGCGATAATATAGCGATTGGATTTGAAGCGTTAAAATCTACAACGGGCTCTACAGACTGTGTAGTTATTGGTCATCAAGCTGGAAAAGAACTTGCAAGTGGCAACAATAATACTTTTGTTGGCGCTGACGCTGGGAAAGAGGTATCTGCAGCTGGCAGTAATACATTTGTTGGAAGTCTTGCGGGGCTAGGAAACACCACTACTGGCCCAACAGGCAGCAACAATGTTGCTCTAGGCAGTGGTGCTTTTACTAATTTTACAACTGCTGATGACAATGTTGTCGTAGGCGATAGTGCCGCTGCATTTATGCAGAGCGGAACTCAAAATGTAATTATTGGAAAAGATGCTTTTTCTTCAACTGGTACGATTACAGACTGTGTATTCATTGGTCACGGGGCAGCTGGCGATACCAGTGCAACTCATGACGGAGACGACAATATTGCAATAGGTACTGATGCAATGTCTAAATACACTACTGGTCATTCAAATGTATGTATAGGTAAAAACGCCGGACTCAGATTTACAGAATCAGAAGAATGTACATTTGTTGGGCATTTAGCGGGGGAAGGGAATCTAAATACCACTGGAATAAACAATGTCGGAATCGGAGCACGCGCTCTAGCAGCTTTTACAACAGGTCAGAACAATACGGCACTAGGCCATAACGCGGCAATGACTTTAACTACAGGATCAAATAACATAGTTATTGGGCATAATGCAGATTCAAGCAATAATACGGTAGACGATGAAATTACTTTAGGTAATGCAAGCATTGATACTTTGCGGTGCAATGTGCAAACAATTAGCTCTTTGTCTGATGCACGCGATAAGACTGATGTCCAAGAGCTGCCTGAAGGTCTTGCATTTATCGACAGCCTCAACCCCGTCAAGTTCCAATGGCAGACACGCGACGGCAACGGCAAGGATGGAACGTATGAAGCTGGCTTCATCGCTCAAGAGTTGCAATCCGCGCAGAGCGAAGCCAACGCTGACTACTTGGGCCTGGTGATGGACAGCAATCCTGACCGTCTTGAGGCTTCCTACGGAAAGCTCGTTCCAATGCTTGTCAAAGCAATTCAAGAGCTAAAGTCTGAAGTGGAACAGCTGAAGGCGAATGCAGCGACCTGACCCAATGATTGCGTCTAAGCCTGGAGCGGAGGACGTACAGGCTATGGCGGCAAGAACGCTGTGGCTTGAAGAGCTGTTCTTCCTTGATGGCCGCGACCAAGTGTCACACCCTCAATATGGTCTGTTCACAGGTTTGGCTCTGAAGTATCAGAACTTGAATTCAACTGACGGCATCTGATGGCTAAGTCATTGAGCGGGCAAAATTTTGTCCCTAGCAAGCCAAAAAAGACACGTCAAGGTAATGGATCACATTCCAAACCGTCCCATGGACGGAAGAAGTATCGTGGCCAGGGAAAACGTTAATTCTCTTCCAAATGATCAAGCGTCTTGCTTTTGGTGCCATCGCTGGTGCTCTTGCCTTGGCCCCCCTCTCTGCACGCGCAGATTGGTACGTCAACCCTGAACTGAATGTTGGTGTCGGTCTCGACTCTGGCGTGGGTTCCGGCATTCTTGAGGGTCACATTGGGTATGACTTCGACAACGGTGCCTACGTTCAGGCTGGTCCCGCTGTCGTCTTCCCTGACTCTGGCGATAAAGAAGTTGAGCTGACCGGCAAAGCTGGTATCAGCGGCGGCCCTCTTTACGGTGAGGTTTCTTTCAGCACTGGCGATGAAGTTGGCCTTGGCTTCAAGACTGGTGCCAAATTTAGCTTCTGAGCTATAACTCAATCGTCTCCTCACACAGACAGCAAGGAGCCCCCGTATTCGTGCAGAGCGCGGGGGCTTTTTGTTACCTAAGCAGCTATGCAAAAAGTTTTTAACGCAATGGCCGTCGCATCCTTCGTGATGTCTGGAGCGCTGGTTGGTGGAACGGTGGTGGCTTACACGCGCATTCCTTCAATGGTGAAGTTGTACGTCAGCAATTTGAAGCTTGAGCTGACGGAAACGATCCTCAACCAGGTGCCTGTCCCAGAAATGCCTGAGATGCCAAAGCTGCCAGCGGAGACAGGCCCTGCAATCACGTCACCATTTTAGTGTTGGCGGTTGGATCATCGTCATGAGCTTCAGGTCCGAATCCTTCAGCCTTGATTTTTGCCATATCAAGTTCTGGCGCGGGTGCCTGAGGTTTCTGCTCAAACGACGCCAACCATTCGCGTAAAGCATCACCAGTGGGTGTGCCTTTGGGCCATTTAACCCACTTGAGGATTGCTTTTGGGTCGGTAAATGGTCTGGCAGATTTACCGCACAGTACGGTGTAGACAACAGGCGGACCTTCACGTCTGCGGTTACGTTCAATCCAAAGTTGACCTGCTGTAAACCGCTCTGACTTCATGGAGATCCGAGAGATCGTCGTGCCTGAGATTAACTCGTCTGTTGATCTGCCACAGGTTGCGTTACCGCAAGCGCCGCCGATCACATTGGACATTGGCGTTCCAGTGATCGAACTGCCTCACTTCAATCCAATGGATATGGAGCCTGAGGTTGAACCACCGCCTGTTAAACCTGCAGCGCCTAGACCTGCTGATCCACCAGCAGCAAAACCACCACCAGTCAAACTCCCCAAAAAAGAAGAATCAAAATCAGAAGCACCGCCAGCAATTCCAGAACCAACGGTTGAGATGAAACCACTGCCTCAACGCATTATTGAGGCGATTCCAACCATCCCACAAGCGGTCAATACTGCTGGAACGTCAGCGATTGCAATATCAGCCGCTTTGGCAACGCCAATACTGCTGAAGGCGATTAGGCCGCTGATGAAGAAGGTGTTGAAGAAACTTCAAAAGGCACTGGGTAAGAAGGTCAAGGTTGAGAGTGTCTATGAGCGGAGGAAGTTCCAGAGGTCGTTACGGAGATAGAATGGGTATGTGGAACGGGCCGGTGAACGAGCACGTCACGGCAGACCTTTTCGTAAGGGCTGTTCTTGGCGAAGCGAATGCCCTTCATTTTGAGTTCTCCACAATGCTTAAGACGCGAAATCTCAAAATCGAGCCTTCGATTGGCTAGCAGCTGCTGCTGGAGCGCAAGTTGCGTATCAACTGCTTTTTTGCAGCGATCTTGCAAGCCTTGGTCTAACGGAATGGTTGCCTGAATCGACAGGCCCACATTCCAGTTGTGGTTGTCCTTCTGTCCTGTGCGCGTGTCTTTGTAGAAGAGGACATCACCTGGGTTGTCCAGTACCCCATTGTCATCCAGGTCAGAGAGGTCATAAACCGGATCTGGATAGCTGTACTCGTAGGGCAGCCCCCATGATTTGGTGCGGTTGAGGTATGGCGTGACAGTCAGTGTTGGACCTTGGCATTGAATGTTGCCGCCATAGGTGTTGGTGATTGCTGAACCTTGAAGGATCTGCACCGCCTGATTAGATACCGATCCAGAGGATGTGGCAGTTGGAGATGCGGTTGCAGAAATGCCACCAACGTCTTGTGCGTTGACTGGAGCGGTGGCGATTATTCCGAGAAGGAGGAAACCGTATCGGTAACGCTTGTAATTTCGGTGGTGCGTTGAATTGTGGTGACGTTCGACAAGCCTGGTCCCTTCAGGCTTTCGACGAACTGAAAGGCTTCTCCAGGTTTGACGATTGACCAGTTTGGTCGTTCTCCTAAGGAGGTCCATCCGTTGACCGTTGTGGTGGAGACGGGATTGATTGGTCCGTCTGGTGTGATGTTGACACCGCTAGCACTGTATTCAAACCCC